TTCTGACGAGCTTCTCGCTTCTATGAAGTTGGACGCTACTGACTTCAACCTAAACGACGGCGGTGCCGCTGTTGCAGGTGAAGCAATTGTTGTAGTTCCACGTTTACCGGGTGCTACTTCTATTGCGACTGCTTCTGCATCACCTCTTCAAGTGATTGCTCGTATGAGCCGCTTGTTGGATCAGCAGTTTGTTGATACAAATGGTCGTTGGTTGGTCGTTGACCCTGTGTTCGCTGAGACTTTGAAAGACGAAGATTCTCGTCTCTTCAACTCAGACTTCGGTGGTTCTGGTCTTCAGAATGGTCTTGTTATTAACAACCTGCACGGCTTCCGTGTATACGTTTCTAACAACATGCCTGCTGTTGGTACTGGTCCTGCTGTAGGAAGCGGTACACTTCAAGCTACCAACTATGGTGTCTTGACTGCTGGTCATGACTCAGCGGTTGCTACTGCTCAGCAGATCAACAAGACTGAGACTTACCGTGATCCTGACAGCTTCGCTGACATCGTTCGTGGTATGCATCTGTATGGTCGTAAGATCCTTCGTCCAGAAGCTATCGTCACTGCACGTTATCAAACTGGCTATTAATAGGAGGATTCTAAAATGGCTTTACAAACTCCGGTACGTCTTGAAACTGCGGCAATTGCCTTCGGTGACTTGACGGTAAACTCAGTACACGATATTGGAACTGTTCCAGACAACTGTGTTGTTTTGGCGGCAGGTGCAGAGTGTACTACTGCGGCAACTATTGCTGGTGCTAACGCTGTTAGTTTCGGTGTGACAGGTGGCGACGTTGATTTGCTGGGTACAGCAGATATTAACGGTGCTAAAACACTTGCCGCAACGACTACTACAGTCAACGGTATCACAAATGTCACAGTTGCAGATACAGTAATTTCTGCAAAGCTGGCGGCATCAAATGCTCCTTCAGCAGGTGCGTATAAATTCTTCGTAGTTTATGCACCTATGGGCGCAACACGTGGTGCTAACGAAGTTGATCGTGATCAACTAGCGTAAGCTAATTGCATTGGGGGCTTCGGCCCCCTTTGCTCCTTATATAAGGGATTTAATATAAATGGCTACATTCCTGAATATCACAAATGAACTGTTGCGCCGTCTGAATGAGGTTGTTATTGACCAAGCAGACTTTGCAGGTGTTCGTAATGTTCAGGCTCTTGCGAAAGATTCAGTCAATTCATCTGTTCGTAAGATCATTCAGTCTGCACAAGAGTGGCCCTTTACATTAACTACCTACGAACAAACACTAACTGCTGGAACTCGTGAATATGATTTCCCTGCAGATATGTCATCTGTAGACTGGGAATCTTTTTATATCAGGCAGTTAGCTTCCCGTACGAATACCCCACAGAGATTGCCAGTTATTCCTTACACGGAGTATTTGGAATCTTACCGCCCGTCTGATGAGACGGGGGATACCGGATCGGGAATTGGTGTACCAGTGCGGGTGTACCAGACACAAGAAGAGAAGTTTGGTGTTACACCATCTCCAGATGATGCATATGTCATTGAATACAAGTATTGGACATTCCCTACAAGCATGACTGCCTTTGGTGATGTGTGTGTTATCCCAGATCGTTTTATTCACGTTGTCATTGATGGTGCAATGATGTACATGATGCGCTTCCGTTCTAACGAACAGAGTGCGGCAGTTCATCAGAACGATTTTGTTGAAGGTATCAAAATGATGCGTCGTGTGCTAGTGGATGACAATCTTTCACTACGTTCAACATATAACCCAAGAACAATTTACAGTTCTTACATTGCTCCACGGTTGGGCTAATGGCCGATCAGTTACAGATCTTCACAGTCTCTTGCGAGGGTGGGCTTAACACTAACCGTGATGTCCTTTCTCAGGGACAGTTATCACCGGGCAGTGCAACACGTTTAATTAACTACGAGCCTGCTGTAACAGGTGGCTATCGTAGAATTAGTGGTTTTACTGAAGCGTATCCTAGTTTACCCGGCTTAGGTAAAGTACTTGGTGTTTGCGTTTTCAATGGCATTAACGATGGAATTTTAGCCTGCCGCAGACCATCTTCTGGCAGTCAGTATCTGCATTACTGGGATACTGGAACTGAAGCATGGGTAGCTGTTACTACTGCTGGTAGTCCTACGATGACTGGCGTTAACAAAGTACGTTTTTCTAAACATAATTGGGCTGGTCCAGTTATTGTTATGGCAGATGGGGTAAACCCAGCCGCTAAATACGATGGCACAACATACACGCAAATTACTCATGCTAACGCACCAAATAATCCAAAATATGTTACTGAGTTTAAGTCGCATCTCTTTTTAGCTGGCGACAGCACCGATCCTTACAATTTACATTACTCTGCTCCATTAGATGAGACAGATTTTAGTCCAGCAAACGGTGCTGGTGTTATCAATGTAGGTTTTGAGATTGTTCAGATTAAAGCGTTCCGGGATGAATTATTTATCTTTGGTACGAACAATATTAAAAAGCTTGTCGGTAACAGTAACGCAGACTTTTCAGTGTTACAGGTAACAAACGATTTAGGATGTATTGCATCTGACTCAGTTATTGAGCTTGGTGGTGACCTTCTCTTCATCGGACCTGACGGACTCCGTCCAGTATCGGGTACTGACAAGATTGGTGACGTTAACTTGGAAACAGTATCCAAAAACGTGCAGTCAGTCTTTAACGACATTGTGTTGAATAATGATTTAGATGATTTAAACGCCGTAGTCATTCGTCAGAAGTCACAGTTTAGATTCTTCTTCGGTGCTTCAGATTCACAGGGTGCAATTGGAGCATTAAGACAACAACAAAATGGTAGCATTGGATTTGAATTTGGTCAGTTGCTAGGCATATCAGCAACAGCCGCTGACTCAGGGTACATTGGTCAGTATGAATTTGTAGTTCATGGTGATTTAAATGGTAAGGTGTACAGACAGGAGTCTGGCAATAGTTTTGACGGCAATGAAATATTTTCACTGTTTCAAACTCCGTTTTACCATTTTAGTGACCCAGAATTACGCAAAAACTTTTTGAAGTTATCAACGTACCTAAAAGCTGAAGGTAATGCAGACATTGTTTTGGGTATTGTATACGACTACGAAGACGTTAACGTACTGAACCCATCTAACTATGATATAACAACTCGTGGTGCGGCGGCTTTTTATAATGAAGCAACGTACAACTCTGGGGCTATCTTTGACGGTAACCCATCTCCTGTTGCGAAGACATCATTCTCAGGATCAGGAACATCAATCTCAATTAAATATGTAACCAACGATACAAACGCTAGTCATGCAATCCAAGGATTCGTGCTGTTGTTTGGATATGGAGATCGCAGGTAAATGGCGGGATATACTAGACAATCCGTAGCAGATATCATTTCAGGTGAGGTCGTTAAGGCCGCACCTCTAAACGCTGAATTCAATGCCCTGCGAGACGCATTTGCCGCAGGTACAGGCCACACTCATGACGGTACTTCTGGTAATGGTGCGTACATTACCACTATTGCTGGTGAGGAAGGCTATAATAAAATTTTTGTCGATGAGGCAAATAACAGAATTTCTTTCTTTATTGAAATTGCTGGTGCGGCAGTTGAGCAGATCCGTGTACAAGACGGTGCTATTGTTCCTGTCACAGATGATGATATTGATCTTGGTGCTATAGGTGCTGAGTTCAAAGACCTGTTCATTGATGGTACTGCAAACATTGACTCATTAGTTTCTGCCGCAGTTACTCTTACAGGCGGTAGCATTGATGGAACTACCATTGGTAGCTCTACACCTGCCGCTGGTGCATTTACTACTGTAACGACAACTGGTCAAGCTACACTTGCTTCTGCTGACATTAACGGTGGTACAATTGATGGTGCTGTCATCGGCGGTGCTACTCCCGGTGCTGGTACATTTACTAACCTAACTTCTACAACTGGTATCACTGGCACACTGACTGGCAATGTCACAGGTAACGTCACCGGCAATGTAACCGGAAATGTCACAGGTAATGTGACTGGTAACTTAACAGGTAACGTCACAGCATCCTCTGGTACTTCTACATTCAACAATGTCACAGTGAACGGTACGCTTGATGTAACTGGGACTACCATTGCTAACGTCACA